GGCGGTTTCATCGCCCATCATATGCTCGAGCCAACGCTTCGCAGCGTAGAGGTTAGCGAAGCCGATCGAGTAGATCCGCTTGGCAACCTCGCCCCTAAGTAAGACCGAGCAGTAGAAGTGAACGACTGCCTTTCGGTTAGGAGCGGAGGGGAAAGGTTCAGGCAGGGACATCGTTCAGCCTCCAAGCAAGCGCCTCACCCGAGGTCTCGCAGGGAACGATCAAGCCGTCCTCTTCGAGATGCATGAGGGCGTTGATTGTTCGGGCGATGGGAAGGCCCGAGTCCCCGAAGATGGACATGATGCTTACGGGTTCTTTACGAACAGTCTTGAAGACCTTCCAGACGTCGTCCCGTGAAGCCTCGATGATAGCCCCGATATGTTTCATGTTTCAATCCTCTATCGCGTTATTGCGATGCGGTCATTATATGCGTCTGGTATAACCGACGCAACTTCTTTGATCTACGCGGGGTATGGCCACCCGAACACCTGACAGATCAAACGAGCCATAGCATCGGCGCTAAGGATCAACGTGATCCCCAGCGCGAGAAGGAGAAACTCCCACCACCTCATCATCCTGCTCCCAGGAGATTGCGGCGCAGCTGAACCTTGCTTCCGTGATCGACGCCCCTTGAGAAGGCCGAGGGATCCTTGATCAAGGCGGGCCTGGATTTCTTCACCCGGAGGCGGATGCCCATTATTCGGGCAATGTAGTCCTCGTTCCCTCTCGCCTCGTTCACCGCGATGACCTTCAAGGCATTGGCCGACTCATTGTGGCCCACCTGAAGGGGAGTGGTCGGCCCGTCGATCACGGAGTGGGTGGCGAAGAACATCTCGTTACACCTCCTGTGGACCTCGATGCCCGCACCGGTCATGAAGGACCTCCCGTCTCTCGACACACGGGCGGCGGTCTGGATGGAGCGCAGCACCATGACGCAGATGGCATGGCAGACCGCCACATTCTGCTCCTCGCCGATGATCGTGATCCGATGCTGTCGTCCTACGGTCTGCGAGAAGTAAGTGCAGTAATAAAGCTTGGTGATGCCTTGCAAGACATACTTGGACCAAGGACGAAGCTGAACCATCAGCTCGAGATGGATGCGCTTAGCCTCCCGCTCCTCAGCGGTCTCGAGCTGAGACCGTTCGATGTTGTACTTGGCCATAAGCTCGTGAGCCTTGGCGTTGAAAGCCTGGGCCTCCTCCTCAGTGCAGGCGGTGTTATCCGCCTTGGCCAGGAGTGCCTTGATCTTGTCTATCATCTTATCTGACATTGAGTTTCTCCACCAATCGGTTGAGCTCTTCATCATAGAGCCCAGAGTCGTTACTTTCCCACAGAGGTGCGGGATCCGGGGACACTCGACCATACGCGGTGTCAAGTGCTACCAGGATGGCCAGTCTCTCTTGGAGAGACAGCTCAATCCCTTCGGGCATAGGCTATTCTCCCGCCATGGTGTGGATGATGTCATGAAGGCGGGCAAGGCTCGCATTGCTCAGGCTGTAGACCTGGATCTTGAATTGAACCGCAGCCCGGTAAGCGTCGGTGTTTGTCGACTCCCTCCCGTAGGAGATTTCGAGCATGTCGGCCGCTTGCTGCATACGCGCAGCTTTCCGGAAGACATCCTCAGGCGTCCTCCATAAGGAGGTTGATATACTCATCAGCCTCTTCGGCCGAAGCACCCCACCGGCAAAGGTCGTCATAGAGGTCGAGCTGATCGTTGCGGGTCTTCTTGCCCGAACGGAATTTCTTGACGGCGGCGGTGAACGCTTTGTGGTGTCCGGCGGCGTAGATCTTGTCTTCCATGTCAGGAGTCCTTTCCTGTGAGGATACGAGCGGGAATGATGCGCTCAGCGTTGATCGTGTCGGTTGCGATGCGTCCCGAACGAATAGCACCCGCCTTACCCAACCACAGGGGATGAGTGCGATCAGGGTGGGTGAACTTGCGATATTTGCGTGAGTTGTATTCTTCCTCAGTATACCCGAGGGAAAGCAAGTAGGTTGCAATCCTGCCATGTCGGGTAGAGGACGAGTCCTTTTTCATATGTAACTCCTTCATCGCGTCATTGCGATGGATACATTATGAACGCCTGGCACCCGGGCGTCAACTGTGACGATCTGCGTTTTTCTCCCAGAGATTTGCCTGTATCGTATGGAAGCCCACCTTGAGGAGGAGTCTCTCCCTCTCCTGCCTCAAGAAGTTGATGCTGACGAGGCCCGCCTTATAGTCGGCCTCCACTCGGGCGACATCACGGCGCCAAGCCTCAGCCCGGCGCACGTGATCCTCCGCAACAGCAAGTCTTTTCTCTCGGCTCATTTCTCACCCTTGAGCAAGGCAGTCAGTTCCTTGCGAGCGGCGATGGGGAACGTCCACCCATCTTGACCCTTACTATGCAGCTTCTCCACCTTGTCCTTGTGGCGACGAAGCTTGTTGCGTGCGGTCTTGGGGTCGATGTCGAGCTCGCGAGCCAGGTCGGCGACGGTGAAGTTATCCTTGTCGACCGGTTTGTCCTTCTTCTCGGCACGGGCCTTTTGCTTGTCCTCAATATGCTTGAGCTGACGTTTGGCCTTCTCGGGGTCCTTCTTCTCATCGACCTTGCCGACGATCTTACGATCAGCAGCCTCGTTCTTAATCTGCTGCTTGTCAGCTTTGCTGAGTTTGATCTTCTTCTTGGTGCCCTTGTCAGCCTCAGCCTTGTTCTTCTTTTTCTTGTCTTTCTTGGCCGCTTTCTTCTCGGCCTTCCTTCTTTCCTTCTCAGCCTTCTTGGCTGCCTGGCTCACCTTGTCATCCTTCTCCCGTTGGATACGAACAGCAAGTCGGGACTGTGCAGCATAAGGATCCGTGTCGAGGCCTCGCGCGAGCTTCGCAGCGCGCTTCTCCTTCGGCTCCTCGCCTTCAGGCTTGGAATTGTCAACGGATTTGAGGAGTGCAGACTCCCCGAGTGTTTGCTTCACCGTTTCTTCATTCTGCTTGAGTTCTTCGGCGAGTGACTCGGAGATCGTCGGGGCGATGTCAATTCGAGCGCCCGGTAGTGCGTCCGTATGACCTTTGGCTTCGAGTTCCTCGATCTTCTCGATGAGTTTAGCCCCAGAAGCCTTCCAGGATTTCAGTTCAGTCATTCCCGCATTAACCCGAAGGCGGTTCAGCTTAGCCAGATCATTCATTGCGACCCTCCCATATCTACGTCATAAACGACGCAATCAAACGATACAAGATGAGAGTTCTGGTCGTCAACTGAATAATGCCACGACGAGAGTTCAACGGCAAGAACGAAGTAGTTGACACTTGGTCACCGTTGCGACATTATACACAAGTTCAATACGACCGAATGCCCGCGAAGCTAGGTCGAACTAATTATAAAGGATAGGAAGATGTGATTACTTTGCCCTGAACATAAAGAGGTCGACGCAGGGTATTAACACCGACCTTTATCAACGCATCGGTTAACACCCCCGAGGCGTCGTCAGCAAACCCCCCGCTGGCGACGCCTCATTGGTATCAGTCCTCTTCGGTTTCTTTTCGTTTGAGTGACCATTCCTCGGTCCCGAGCTTTCCACGCTTCTTGACCTTGACACCCATCCTCCGTGCAGCTCGCTCCACCATATCCGGATCGACGCCACGTTTCTCGGCCATCCTCATGAGCTTGTCCTTACTCATGGTTGCATTGAGGCAATGCTCCTCAATGAACTCCATGGCAACTTGCACTCCTTCGCCTTCACCCCCTTCCTTTCGGGCAGTAGCGGAAGCGTCGAGTACTTCTTGGGCGGTGAGCTTGGAGAACCCGGTCCATAGAAAAGCGGACTTTCCTTTGGGTCGACCTTCGATTGTAAAGGTGAGAGCATTGGGTGCTCTGGTGAGGTTGTTCTTGACACAACAGACGACTCGAGTGTCGTGGTCTTGAGGATCGACACCAACGACATAAACCATTCGTGCGGTACCGGTAAAGACGATGGATCCTTGGCCTCGATTGATCGCAGAACCCCCGGACTTGGTAAGATGCCGTATGACCACCACAGCGCAATTAAAATCTCTTGCAAGCTGTTTGAATATGCCGAATGCCTGTGCTGTCTCGGAGGCTTTATGAGTATCTGCTCTACCGATGTATGTATTGAGAGTATCGAAGACGAGTAGCTTAGGCTTAGCCTCACGAAGTAGTTCATACGCTTCTTCCATCGCCTCATCGTCATCGATAGTAAACGGTACCTCTTGTTGATAGTACCGCTTCAGTCCGACGAACCCATTATCCTCGATGCGAGGTTTAGTGACTGACGCCATGCTGTTCTCGAAGTCGAAATAGACGACAGCGCCGCCTTTCTCTTTAGGCTTACTGTCCTGCACAGGGAGAGCCTTCTTCGAGGCAATGTGGGCGGCAACAATCTGAACGAAGTAGGATTTGCCTAAGCCCGGATCGCCCTCAATAATCGTGATTTCGCCCCTTGCCATATAAGGGTACCATAGCCAATTGATATTCTCACGCTCAACCTCACCGAGAGGCTTAAGGGAGAACCGACCCCGGGCATGGGGATCATCTTCTTCTTGACGTTCCTCGTCGGACTTATCCTTCGGGCCGTCCTTGTCTTTCTTCCGGTTATTACGAAAGTGTAGCTCTACAGCTTTCTGTATTTCGCCGCGGAGCTGTTGTTCCTCATTGCGTCGACCGGCGAACTTGTTCCAGACGCAGGATCGGATAACAGCAAATGCCTCATCCATATCCATGCCGGCTTCGATGCACTCATTCTCTAGCTTCCATAACATCTCGCTGCGATCATGACGACCAACCTGCCTAGTGGCGGTCAGTTCACGACGAACCCAGATCGGTAACTTCTTCTGATATTTGCCGAATACCTCAGCCGCGTCGAGTTCATCGCCTTCCGGCTTATCGCCATGGGGATCCTCGGGAAGGACCCTCTCGAGCTTCCCAATGCTCCAGGTCGGGCCGTCATCCCACAGGACCCGAACCCGCGGCTGGGATTTGTATTTATAGTTGCGGGTTCCCGGCATCCGAAGGACTTGGGTGATGTCCCATCCGCCTAGGTCGCAACCGAGGTGGTAGGTTAGTCGCCTGTTGAGTGACTCACCATACTCAAGATCGACCTGCTTGCCGGTCAGTACCCATAGCCCTACAAACCTCCCGGGTGAGGACTCTATAGCAATGGTTGGTTTGATGTCGATCTTTCGGGGATCGACGTGATCGAGGTCAGCCCACAGCATCATAGGCATGACCGCATCGCCCTTCTGACGGTTGCGGCGATTGAAACCATGGGGACAGAAATAGATGTTCCTATCGACCCACTCGTTCTTTATCTTTAGGCGAGCTTCGGGCAACTCCTCCGGTGCGAAGAAATGATCCCTCCATCGATCATCACCATCCTTGGTGGAGATGCAAAAAAACTTCCCAGGAAGCTTCTTCCAAACGTTGAAGATGAGCGAACTCATTTGGCCTCTCCCAAAGACTTCACTCGGGCAACTTCGTCCCTGTGGATGAACTTCCTATTTTCGATGACGATTGCTTGGCAAGTCCCCCGGGAGATCCTCATAAGCAACGTTTTTCGTTTTATGCCAATCTGCTTGGCTGCCTCTTTTGTTGTGAGGTAATCTTTGAATGGCGACACGAGACCCCCGAAATACCGCGGTTGACAACGGCGTTGAAAAGCGGTTATAACGCCAATGTTGAGTATGGTCAACACCGCAGTTAATGCTGGGCGATGAAGGGGGAAAGACATCCTATGATTGTGATCGAGGGAATGGATAACAGCGGCAAGTCCACGCTCGCTGTTTTCCTAGCAAACGCGCTCAACCGAATGGTGCAAGAGAGTGAAGGTCCTCCTCTATCGGATGAGGAGATCAATGAGCGAGTGGATCGATACTATGACCTGAAGGATACAGTGTTTGTCCGTCATCCGGTCATCTCCAATTCGATCTATGGTCAGGTTCGTTCCGAGGGAGATCCCATCACGCCTGGGCGCGCGGATCTATTTTACGAACAGAAACCGATCCTCATCTACTGTGACGCTGGATTGAGGGGCCTCGGCTCCCATGTCGTCAAGGATCACGACACCCCCCAGCATCTTCTCGACATCACCAATAACTACAACAAGCTGCTCTACCTCTACAGGCAATGGGCAGCTGAGCGTGCGCATATGATATACCGGATCGGCGATGACAGGGACGCGCTCATCGACACGGTCATTTTCCTGGAAGCGCGTTTGAACGGAGCAGACAATGGATAAAGAGGTCGCAAAAGGCGAAGTGGTGGTCAGTGAGGATTTCACTGCCGTCACTTTCCGTGACAGCGAAGGCAACCCGATGGAGACCCTAGCTATACAGTTCGACAGGAAGGACGCCGGCAAGTTCGTTCGCCTGCTCCTGAGCATGCAGCGAGCCGCTCATAACCAGAGCAAGATGACGGGAGTCTCGGTTGACCGCCATGTCATGCTGACCTTGGAAGCTCTTGCTGAGACTGTTCAGATGGCGTTCGACACGAAGCCCGAGGATGAGCCAGTCGACCTTCTGGGAGACGTGGTCGCCTTCCATGAGCGGTTCAACCTGGAGTATCACGGCAAGCCTCGTAGCCTCCGAGGCGTGATGGATGATGTCGGGGCCGACCTGTTCGACTTCCGTCTTATGTTTGATCGGGAAGAGACCGATGAGTATGAGGACGAGCAGGAGGCACTCAGCCTCGCAATCTCCTCGAAGTCTGAAGACGAGATTACCCTCCGTCTCCACAAACAGCTCGACGCTCTTCTTGACGGCATCTATGTTAAGCTCGGTACTGCTTATCTACAGTTCGGGCCGAGTATTATCAAGGAAGGCTGGCGCCGAGTTCAGCGGGCGAACATGGCCAAGATAAGAGCTACCCATCCTTCACAGTCGAAGCGTGGCTCGACGTTCGACGTTATCAAGCCGGAAGGATGGGCGGAACCGGATCACCGTGACCTCGTTGAGGATCATGCTCACCGGGTGTTTCGATTGGCCGGGAAGTTGAACCCGGGGCATGAACATGATACACAGGCTGTTCGTCCGAGCGAAGCCGACAGCGTTGTCGATTTCATCGGAACGAACCAGTGACCGCGGCGCTCGCTGCTGAGGTCGCTTGGCCTCTCGCCTGTATCGCCATCGCTTTTATCTTGGCGGTCATGATTACCATCTTGGTTATTCGGTTAAACCGGGTCGACGAAAAGGTTCGGGATGCGTTAGACTATGAACGAGCGAAGAATGCTCGACATCTTCCACCGCCTCCCTCCGAAAGATAAGGAAGAATAAATGAAGAGTGAGTGGATCCGAGCCGTTGCTCGAATGTCTATGATGAAAGCCGATCTGTTCTCGGGGGCCCGTAAAATCCTTGAAACTCGGAAACTGGTGTTTCATGATTTATGGGACGAGGAGGATCCGCTCACCCTAGAGGATTGCGGCTATACTCGGAACAAGTTGGGGCTGCTCATCAAGGGATATCTCCACCAAGAGTCCAAAGATGCCGCCCTGAAACTCTGGGAAGAGCGACGGAAGAAGCCCTCCTACGGCTCTGTGGGACTGACCACCTACAACCACTTCCTGAAGAATGACATCGTTAAGAAGTCGAAGCGGGCCTCTGTCATGGGCCCTTGCATTCAAGCACTGGTTATCACCCAGTTGAGCAAGAAGGCTTACAAGATCGACGTATTCTACCGCACGACCGAACTCCTCAAGAAATTTCCCGCCGATCTGGTATTCATCCGGGACATTCTCCTGGATGGTTTCGATTTCACGGGTATGGAATTCATGGGGATGACTTGTCACTTCGCAAATGTTACAGTTCATCCTCAATACTGGTCGACGGCGATCCCCCATATGGAGGATCCCATCGCCGAGTTGAAGAAGATCAAGAAGAAGGACAGGCACTTCCATGACTGGATCGTCAAGTGGACCGCGAGATACCTCGTTGCTGAGCATTTCCGCGGCATCGAGAAGTTCGCCCAGGCGATGAAGGTCAAGGAAACTGCCGATAAAATGATCAAGGGAAAGAAGCGCAAGGCGCTTGTCGAGTACCTCACTGAAAACCATCCGGGCCACGCTCGAGCATATAAGGAACGCTCATGAAACCCCACCTCTATGATAACTTCGCAGAGTGCATCAACCAGGCATCCTACTGGCTCAAGCATCGCAGCAAGGTCGTCCATACGGATCGTTGGCAGGGAACCGACATCAGCAAGATGCCGGAGATGGCGACATTCGAGGTAGCTCACTGCTCGTTCGGTGTGAAGATGGAGATCTATGATCGGACGCTGGTCGGCTTGGCCGAGTCTCGAAATAACCTCATCGTGGATACGGGAGCGAATATCCCCTGGGCTGATGATCATTTTTGGGAACGTGTCTCCGGCACCCCCATGAACCCCGGCTCCGAATGGAAAAAGTGGCCCTATGGCCACAGTGCCGAGAAATTCCTTGATGAGCACGGGAAATTCAACCACAACTATATGGAGCGGTATTGGCCGAAACTTGCCGGCCTTCCACAGGAGCCCACTTTCAGTAAGTCTGACTGGAACCAGAAGTTCGAGGAAGAACAGCATGCTCGGCCCGATATGATCATGCCCCGACATACGGGCATCAAGTATAACTATGGGGACCTGAATGATGTCGTCAACCTTCTGGCCGAAGATAATCTTACCCGTCAGGCATACCTCCCTGTATGGTTTCCTGAGGACACCGGGGGCGGCAGCAAGCGTGCGCCGTGCACTATCGGGTACCACTTCCTTATTCGGGATGATCGGCTCAGCATCAACTATCACATTCGATCCTGTGATTTCCTCCGTCACTTCCGAGATGACCTCTACCTTACGGCCAGGCTCGCCCAATGGGTCGTGGACCGTTTGGGAGAACGAAATGACGGATCAGTTGCTCTGCGACTGGGGAACTTCTATATGCAGATCGGCTCCCTACACCTCTTCCGCAACGATGCCATCAAGCTCTGGGGGTAATCGACATGGATTGGATAGCACTGGCAAGGGTATTAGGGGGCGTAGGCGCCCTATCGTTGGGTTTGATCCTTATCCTGATCTGGGTGGTGGCGATTGAGACCTGGGGATTTATCGCCTTCATCCTACCCCTCATAGTCTTGATAGGTATATGGTTTGTCCAATCCAACTACGAATATATTAAGCGCCAGCATGAAAGGAACGATCGAGATGGCAGGGGAAAGGATTGAGCGAGAACAGTCTTTCAAGATGGGACCCGGAACACTCACCTGTCCTGATGGTACAGTTTACAAGGTTCTCGATGCCACCATCACGATCACCCGCGAAGAGATCGAGGTAAGTAGGGGGTCGGGAGAAACTTCCTATTATCGAAGTCCGAGCTGTATCACCAAGATAAAGATTGATGACCCGATAACTGATGCGATGGTGAAGCATTTGGAGGACCTTAAGGATGGGTAGGATATCTCGACAAGTTATGTTTATGATGATGGCACGGGCAGCCTCCATGCGCTCAACGTGCATGAGGCTGAACGTCGGCGCTGTGCTCGTGCATAACAATCGACCGGTGAGCGTCGGCTGGAACGGCGCAGCAGCCGGTCAATCGCACTGCGCCGGCAATGACTGCCCGGGTGTCGTGCCGGGAAACTGCGGCACGATACACGCCGAAGAAAATGCCATCAATAACATACCAAAGGTATGGAATAACAAAGACTATACCTTCGACATCTATTGCACCGACAGCCCTTGCTTGAGTTGTTGTGAAAAGATAATTGAGGTCGGCTTCATTAAACGTGTCTTCTTTGAGCGACCTTACAGGGATCCTCGACCCCTCCAGCGATTGTGGGAAAAGAAGATCGCAGTCTATGAGGTGACTCCCGCTGGCTATACCATCGATTATTTTTCTCGCCAGGTGATTGAAGCCCCATGAAACAAAAAGAAGTCTTGATCGTTGGCCAAGACCCGGACATGAACGGGCGGGCCAAGAAGATACTCAACGAGGCTCTGGAGCGAGCGGGGTTCAACCCCAAGAAATTGAACTATGTGGATGTCCTCGATGAGTCCTTGCCTGACGGTAAGAAGATAACGAAGACAGTATTGCGTGATCGAATACCTATCCTCCAGAAACACGTCAAGAAACTTCACCCGAAATTGATCCTGCTCCTGGGTAACACTCCTTGCGAGGCGTTACTCGGGCGCAGCGGTATCAGGAACCTTCGGGGAAAGCCCATCCTCGATGGCGACCGTGTAGTTCTCCCAGTCTACCATCCTAACTACGCTCTCCATGATGACAAGTGGATCAAGGTGATCGAAGGGGATATCCGTCGCCTCAAGGATTGCTTCGACTTCAACGGCATCCCCGAAGAGAAAGAATTAGATTACACCATCGTTGATACCGAGAAAAAGGTTCAACAGATGCTCAAGGACCTGACGGGCACCGTTGCCGTCGACCTTGAAACGACTCGTCTATACCCCTTCACCACAATGCTTGATGAGCTTGTGAGGACCGGTAAGGCTTCGAAGAACGAGATCGCCGATCATAAGGGGACCCATAACGGTAACCAACCTCGAGTCGTAGCTATGCAGTTCGGCTGCAAGAAGCGTCAGTGGGTTGTCCCGATGGAAACCGCTGGTATCTGGGATCCTCAACGCCTTCGATGGATCGTCAAGAAAGTTACCAAGGCACTCAAAAAGTGCATCACCGTATTCCATAATGGCAAGTTCGATTGCCTGTGGATGAAGGTCCGTTTCGGCGTCAATTGGCTGGTCGACTTCGACACCATGCTCGCTCACTTCATGCTCGACGAGAACGATCAGCATGGCTTGAAGTACCTGGCTCAAAAGGAGTTGGGTGTTCCAGACTGGGACGTTGAGGGTGATGTCAAGACAAGCTGGTCGAGATCCAACGCCAAGTACGCAGCTTCCGACGTTTTCTATACTCGCAAGCTTAAATTCGTGTTCGCTAAAAAGCTTAAAGAAGACTACGAGGTAAATCGAGTCTTCAAGTATATCATGATGCCCTGCGTCAAGATGTTTACTGATGCCGAGTATCAAGGCGTCTTCATAAACCTTAAACAGATGGATGACGCCGAAGCCTACCTGCGGGAGGAGTTGGCTAAGGCTCAAGAAAACTTGAGCCCTTGGGCAGCGAAGGCCAAGAAGGTTGATGCTAAGACCGGCGTATTGAATTGGGGCTCCAGTCAGCAGTTGGCCGATCTCCTGTTCAATGTGCTCAAGATCCCCAGCATCGAAAAGACCAAGGGAGGTAAGAGTGAGTCCACTAGTGAAAGCGTCCTACTCCGAATTGACCATCCCCTGGTTGGTGACCTTCTCAAATTTAGAGCTGCTACGAAACAGCTATCGGGGTTCATTGAAGGGTGGAAGCCTTATCTTGATATTACCGGAAGGCTCCATCCGGTTTTCAAACTGCATGGAACCGTTACAGGCCGCCTTTCTTGTGAACACCCTAATCTTCAACAAGTACCCAGAGATCCACGGATTAGAACACTCATTACCGCGCCTGATGGATGGACTCTTGTCGAAATGGATCTCAGCCAAATTGAGCTTCGTATCGCTGCGGAACTTGCAGATGAGCACAACCTACTTGGAGTCTTTAACGCCGGGGGTGATCCTCACTGGCAAACTGCTATTCGCGAGATTGAACGTGGTGGAGGATACAAGAAAGAAATAAAGAAGACCGTCAAGCTCCACAGGGCCCAGGAGGGTAAGAAGAAAAAGAAGATGTCGTACTCGGAAGCTGTCGAGTACATTCTTGCTATGGGCGGTGACCACGCTGCCAAGCTCATGGTCATGTGGAAGGAAACTCGCAAGAAGGCGAAGGCAATCAACTTCGGTTATCTCTACGGTATGTGGTGGAAGAAGTTCAAGCTCTATGCCCGTGATAACTACGGCGTTGATGTTACCGACAAGGAAGCCGAAGCATCACGAGATGCGTTCTTCGAGCTCTACCCGAACTTCCCCAAGTGGCATACTCGCCAAAAGAGGTTCTCCCAGCTACATGGTTATGTGCGATCACTCAGCGGCCGTAAGCGTCGACTGCCTCACGCCATGTCGGGACGAGACTCGCCCCAGAGACGAGAGGCTCAGCGCCAGGCGATCAACTCTCCGGTGCAGTCTTTTGCGAACGAGCTCAACCTCATGGCTGCGCTGGAGATGTGCAAGTATTTCCCCAAGAAAGGCTTCCGCCTCGTCGGGACCGTCCATGACGCCGTACTGCTCGAAGTCCGGAATGACTACATCAAGGCCGTTCATGATAATGGGCTGAGAATAATGTCAGGTCCCGAACTATTGCAGAAATTTGAAATTGATCTTAAAGTACCTATCGAAGCTGACGCAGGTATCGGTCCTTGGGGCAAAGGTATCTCTTACGAGGAATGGCAGGCAACATATGGCAAAGGTATCAAGCAAAAAGAAATCAAGCCCCGAGCATTCGCATAGCTCGATCCTCTCCCCGGAGGGCTTCATCAACGTCAGTCAGTCGAAGGTCAACACCTGGCGTAGGTGTCGGAGGGCCTTCCACTACAAGTATATCGAGCAGATCACCCCGAAGAAGCGAAAGCGTCCATTCATGTTTGGCGGCATCGTCCATGAGATGTGCGAGGCTCACTTCGAGAAGGATGATCCCTTCGAGGTTCTGGAGAAGATTGAACTCGACAACAAGAAGCTGTTCAAGCGTGAGATCGAGATGTATGGAAACATCATCGAAGATATCCGCTATATTATGACGGATTACTTCGATCACTATGAGGGATCGCTCAAGCCTATCAAATGGAACGGCCGTCGATCTGAGCATGAGTTCCGCATTGAACTCGACTACGGTCTGTGGTTCACCGGTCGGATCGATGCTCTCGTGAAGGCCAAGAAACTGAAGTGGCTTCAGGAGCACAAGTCTTTTAAGCGACAACCGGGAGAGGATGATCGTTGGAGGTCTGTCCAGGGTGCGACCTATCTCCGAGCAGTTGAGATGACCGGTGGGCCCGCCCTTGACGGCGTCCTGTGGGATTATATCAGCTCAAAGCCTCCCGTTGTTCCCACAGAGATCCTGAAGGACGGTTCGTTCAGCAAGAAGAAAGTTGATAGTCTCCCCTCATCGCTGAAGGCTTGGATCAAGAAGAACGGTTTCAAGAAGTCTGATTATAAGAAACTCCTGGACGAGGCGGTAGAAAATCGGGATCACCACTTCATCCGTGTCTTTAGTCCCCTACGGCCTCGCGTTGTAGACCTCCTGTGGAACGACTTTGTCGATACTGCCCATGAGATCCAAGAGCTTCACCTTAAGTCGAAAACGATGAGCATCGGTTGGGGCTGTCGCATGTGCGAATTTCAGCCACTCTGTAAAGCGGAAGCCCATGGTACTGATGTCGAGTTTGTCAAACGGACTCAGTACATGAAGGAGACTGACGATCACAAGCGTGACCAGTCCGAGAGGGTGAGCGAAGATTAAATAGTGGTTGAAGCGGTATAACCGCTAGTGTATAACAACCGTTCAATTCAGGAAACCCAATACATGGCAAAAGACAAAAAGCGGAAGAAGGGTTCAGTGGCTGTCCTCCATAAGGACGACATGCCTCCCGGCTCGAAACTCGTTTCCGAGATGGAATACTTCGGGTCCTCCGCAATTTACGGGAGGAGCGGTACCGGCAAAACAACACTGTCCGCTACCTGGCCCAAACCCATCCTCTACATCAATATCCTCGATGACGGAACCGACAGCATTGCTGACGAAGAAGGCGTTATCGTCAAGAATGTTTCCTCCTCTGAGGAAATGACCGAAGTCATCCATTGGGCCATGGCTCGGGCTAAAAAGAAAAAGCTCAAATTCAAAACCATCGTGTTCGATACTCTCACCCAGATGCAGGGCATTCTCGTTCGTGAGATGCACGCTTCGAAGATTGAGAAGGACAAGCGGCTGAAGAACAAGCAGCCGGGTGATTGGGGCACAATGACGAAGCAGGACTGGGGTGAGATCGCCGGTGATATGAAGGCGCTTATCCAGGATGCTCGGAACCTACCCCTTCAAAGTGTTTTCATCTGCCAGGAACGCATCTTCAACCTGGGAGACGAAGAAGACGAGGATGACACGCTCCAGCCGGAGGTTGGTGCTCGTCTGTCGCCGTCGGTCAAGGATGATCTGAATGCTAGCGTCAGCATCATCGGCCACACCTTCATCCGTGTCAAGCGGACCAAAAAGAAGGACGACAACAATAAAACTTATTGGGACGTGAAGAAGCAGTTCTGTCTGCATCTCGGTCCGAATGAGCTTTATACGACTAAGGTTCGGAAGCCCAAGAAGGTCAAGGCTCCGGATTATATTATCGATCCGACCTATGAAGACATCATGGCTATAGTCAAAGAAGGAGTCGAATAATGGCACGTGCCAAGAAGAAGACGTCGGCGAAGGTTAACTTCAAGGGCGTTGAGAGTCGCCGCACACCGGCTGAGGGTGACTACCTCTGCAAGGTCCTTGAGGCCAAACTGGGTGAGTCGGGCAAGGGTAATGAGCAGTCCGAGTTCATCTGCGAGATCACGGAAGGCGAATACAAGGGCTCCAAGCTCTACCTGTATTGCCCACATGGTGAGCAGTCGCTGTGGAAACTCCATGCTTTCTTGACTGCGCTCGGCGTTGATGTCCCCGAGGACGAGATGGAGCTCGAGTACGACGAGTATGTGGACCAGGAGTTCATGGGCGTCGTCGGTCACGAGTCCTACAACGGCAAGAAGCAGGCTCGCCTGGTCGACTTCGATGTCGCGGAAGCCTGGGAAGGCGAGAAGGACAGCGGCAAGAAGTCGAAGAAGGACAAGAAGTCCAAGGACGATGACGGTGACAAGTCGTCCAAGAAGAAGGACGGCAAGAAGTCCAAGGATGCCGACGATGCCGGCGACGACAAGAAGGCTTCGAAGAAGGACAAGAAGAAGTCCAAGGATGCCGACGATGATGACGACGGCAAGAAGTCGAAGAAGGACAAGAAGGGCGACAAGTCGAAGAAGGCTGATGTCGAGAAGTACGACGCCGATGAGGTCAAGGAGATGTCCGTCAAGGATCTCGCCAAGCTCATCAAGAAGCACGATCTCGATGTCGACCTGGACGACTTCAAGACCGACAAGAAGAAGGCGGCTGCTGTCGTCAGCGCCCTCGAAGACGAGAGCTTGATCGAGGATTAATTCCCGACGGGTCGCAACGCTGGGAGGGGTGTCGGCATATTGTCGGCACCCTTTTTTCTTAGGAGGATAACATGGCTGAAGATACCAAGTACAAGTTCGAGAACGGTCAGTTCGTCAATCGTGTGAGCGGCGAGGCTATTCCCGATGACGAGCCGGTGATCATCTTCCGGGCACGAGACATTCACGCAGTGGATACCCTGTGGGAGTATTTCAACAGACTTCCCCGAGATCCTCGGAGCTCCCACCACCTTAAGGCAGTTATTGAGAAGATCGAGGATTTCCAGGAGTATGCTCGAACTCATCCCTTGGAGATGAAGGAACCGGGCATCACGGGTCACTACAGGCTGAGGAGAGGATGATATGGCGACCCTTCATCAGGAAGGTTTTTACCCCTACCCCTTCGGGCTGGAACCTAAACGAGTTGTCCAGGCCCTTCGTGAATTAGCGGATAGGGTGGAAAAGGGTGATTGCTTGGTTCAATCAGTAGATCGCTCAGTTAAAAACAAGAACGATAACTATGAAATGACTGAGCTCGTCGTCAGCTATGTGGAGAAGACGGGGTGACTAAGACGCCACAGGAAGAGGAGAACGAGATGACCGAAGCGTTGCTTCTTGCTGTCGGCATCACACCTGAAATGAGGGCGAGGGTGTCTGCTCGGTGTAGTCTATGTAGACGGGGATGGGTGAGTGAGGATGGCAGGGTCCATTGCGGCGCACACCCCGACATGCAACCTAAACCGGTGTGGGCCAAGATGAAGTACAGCCTCCTGGGATTGTTCGCTGCAGTCAGGGGCACCCCTCTCGCTAATACAGACTGCGAGAATCTTGACGACAACCTTGCTGAGAAGTGTGAGGCATTTGAGTATGGCAAAGAAGGCCGAGAGCAAACTTCAACTGAAGATCAAGAAGGACCTGAAGCGTGAGTGTGGGGGCAAATGGTATAAGGTCCATGGATCGGGCTTTCAGGAAGCGGGACAGCCGGACCTCGACGGTGTCTGCGAAACCCTCAGCTTCAAGTTCGAAGTCAAGTGCCCCCTCGATGGTAAGCCTTCTGAACTACAACTTCAAACACTCCAAGAGTGGCGTGACGAAGGATCAGTGGCGTGTATTGTGGAAAGCAGCGCGCAAGCGATCGCCTTGGTTAAAGCTGCTACGGCCACACCAGAGAAACGGCGTAAGGGCCGGAAGCTGTATCGATGGATTTGCCGCACTCTACGCGCAGCGTTCGGGGAAGACATGGGTTACGGGCGCCATACTGGACGTGGAAAAAGACGTGACCCACGACGCTCTGCTCGTTGGGCCGTTGACCAACTTAAAGTCAACCTGGGCAAAGTTCCTAAACGAGAAACTACCTTGGTACTCGGTGCACCTTAGCCTTGAGACATACCTCGAGCAGAAGAAGTATGATGAGACGAGGCACAAGGCTTTCGGTACACCGATAGGCAACAGGATCCTCCTGCTCAACTATGAGGCTGTCGACAGTCAGATTAAATCGCTCCTGAAGATCAAGTGGGATCGCACGATCTACGACGAAGCTCAGCGTTTGAAGAACCGCACCTCCATAGCTTCAAAGAACGCTTGGAAGCTCGGTCGTATATCGAAGCGAAGGATCGCACTGACGGGAACACCTATGGACCTCGACGAAAAGGACCTGTGGGCAATCATGCGATTTGTCGATGTATCCGTCTTTGGTAGTAGCTTTCCGACGTGGAACAAGGAATACGTTCAGCCGGTTAATATCGACATGTCCAAGAAGAAGGGCATGGTCGCACGAAATCGAGCTATCCTCCAGAAACGGATTGCTGAGAAAAAAGCGCCGCTTCATAAGAAGGGTAAGAAAAGGTTCATCAAGAAAATAGCTCCCCATGCTATGCGGATCTCTGAAGAAGACGCTGGACTTATCAAGCCAAACATACACGTGGTTCCCGTAAAGCTCCACAAGAAGGAGCGGCGGGTATATGACGAGCTCGAGAAGAACATGGTCGTCAAGCACAAGGGCGTTGTAGTAAAGACCCCCTTGAAGATTGTTCAGATGGGAAAGCTTCAACAGATAACGGGAGGATACCTCAAGGATGAGGATGGCGAGGTCCACAGGATCGGCAAAGGGAAACGGGTCGCACTAGCAGAAGTCCTGGAGGAGCACATTGAAGATGAGCCCTTCGTGATCTTCTGTAAGTTCGTTTGGGAAGTTCATGCCATCGCTGACTTGCTCAGTGAATTGGGGTGGCCCAAACGGTCGGTCGCCCGGCTATGGGGCAAGGTGAAGGATTTGAAGAAGGACCCTGTCCGGACTCAGATGCTTCTAGATTTCCAGGCCGGTAAGTATGACGTGATAGTTTGCCAGCAACGAACCGGTGGCGTAGGCGTTGACTTGTATCGAGCGAGGAAGGCCTTTGTGTATTCGTTAGGCCATTCCTATATTGATTACTCCCAGATGGTCGCAAGACTGGGCTTCTTAGATAAAAAGACTGCAGATGACTTTTTCCTCCTGCTGGCAGAAAACACTATTGACACTGATATCTATACTGGTGTAACAAGAAAACAGTCGATCACGAACATTTTCTACGATCGCCTGAACAACCGTGCCAACCGCTGAGAAGGGATTATGTATCATGGCAAAGGACAAGAAGGACAAAAAGGCTGCCAAGGCTGACACCAAGGGCAAGGCTGCCGAGAAGGAAGTCAAGGAGAAGACCCCGGAATTCAAGTACGGCGTGAGCGACCTGGCCGAGAAGCTCGACATCAAGGAAGCCTCCGTCCGAGTTCAGCTGCGCAACAAGGGCGTTGCCAAGGCCGGCAAATCCTACGGCTGGAACAGCAAGAGCGACCTCGATGATGTCGTCAGCCAGCTGAAGACCAAGGACGAGTCGCCTAAGGCCGACAAGAAGGCCAAGGGCGACGACAAGGCTGCCAAGTCCGACAAGAAGAAGGACAAGAAGGCCAAGAAGTCGAAGAAGTCCGACGACTAACTGATCGCCGGCGCCACCGGCCCCAGTAAAAGCGCCCGATGCCATCATGCGTGTCGGGCGCTTTTCAGTAGCTGCGCTAGGTCGAACGCATCATTAGTCGATCAGCGATGTCGCTGCTGCTGACGCATCGCCTGAGCGCACGACGAATTGCCCCAGAACGCGCGCGCTATATGTCCTTTTGATCGCTGCATTGACCAACAGATTGCCGGACGGTATCATGGGCCTCAGGAAAGGGGGACAATCCATGACTATCGAAGCTTCCCGCGAACAACTGCTTGAAGAAGGAATTGCCCTCAGGGACGAGCAGATAAAATCACTGACGGGGTCTTCGGCTGAAGTAGGGGCACTGATGTCTGTGGGGAATGGGATCACCCACAAACAGGCAACCATCCTCTGTATCTTGATCAAGCGATCACCGGCCATCGTAACTCGCCAGTCTTTTCATTTGCTCATGTATGGTGAACGAGACGATGGGGGTCCCGAACCCAAGATCTTCGACATTCACATCTCGAGGATCAGGAAGCTTATGAGAAGAGCCGGAATTCCGGGACATATAGACACGGTCGTGAATGCCGGATACAAGGCCGATACCGAACTGGTCAACTGGGCCAGGGAACTCATGACAAGAGAAGGAGTAATGTGATGCCCGCAATACCCGGCTGGCTGACGTGGAAGCTTGGGGGCACAATCCTCAAATATGCTATCCCCGTTGCCGCAATCC